CGTGGGCCACTGGGGGATCATCTGGGGCAGCAAACCTGGCGTCCAAGAGTTGTCCTCCAGCATCGCAGGGGGGACGGTGATTGGTGCCATCCCCGTCTCGCCCTGCGCGTACGACGGGACCGACATCTACCCAACGTCCCGTTACGCGATCACACCTCTTCTCTTCGCGTCGGGCTTCGCGGCGGCGTGGAGTGGAGGCCTGGAGTACGAGGTGCTGGTCGCCGCCCCCACGCTGGTCGCCGGCGCCCTGCGAGTCGCCTACATCCCCCAAGACTCCAACGACGCGTCAACTGCGGACCTCGACATCACCTCCTACCCCGGGGTTATCATGGATCTGCGTGAGTCGCGCTCCGTGCGCTTCGTTGTGCCCTGGCAGTCCCCCTACGGGGTGCTGCCCACGGCCACCGCCTTCACGGAGTGCCCCGCCGTTGGATACGGCGTCGTCGCCCAGCAGACAGGGTTTGCGGGGAACGCCCTCCCGCACGGGAACCTCTACGTCATAGTGGAGCGGCCTCTTTCCTGCGCTGGTACCGTCGCCGCGTTCTCCGTGGGGGTCGTCGTTCGTGTCCGCGGAGGCCCGGACTTTCGCCTCTACGGCACCAACGACACGTTCGGCATCACCATCCAAGCAACTGTCGGCGAGCTCATCCCCGGCGGTGTCCCCCCTACCCTGTCGGAGACGGGCGCCGTCACCGTGGCCCCGTTGATCGAGGGCACGCGCCAAGACTCGAGGTACAACTCTGGGGACTACCTACTCTCGCTACGCCCCATCATCAAGGCTCGCAGATTCCGCTTCGTGTGCGTGCCGCCTGGGCTCACGTCCGTCGTCGGTCCCGCCGTCCTCACCCTGGCAGTACCGGCGTTCGGGTGGTACGACCACAACCAGGCCCCGTCCCAGGTTGGCGCGGTCTCGTCGTACCCCCACCCTTTCGACCTCGTCGCGACAGCCTACACTGGGATGCGTGGTTCGACGCGGTGGTCGTTTCGTGCGGGTCCTGGCGGTGGTGGCGCCGCCACGGGGCCCCTGGGGACCTACGACGCCTCGTTGGTCGCCGGCGTGACGACAACCCAGCGCGTGTCCCAAGCGACGTCTGGAGCGCAGGCTGCCAACACCGTTGGG